AATATTTCAATATGCTTCTTTCAATAATTCTCGTGCTCTACATTTCTTTCTTGGTACTTTCCCAGTGGTTGGCATATGGCTTACCTCCATGGGAATCTGCACTATGGCTTTCAACCTTAATGGTTTCAACTTTAACCAGTCAGTCGTTGATGTAAATGGAAAGATTATTCCAACATGGGCAGATGTTGTTAACAGAGCAAACCTTGGTTTCGAGGTTATGCACGAACGCAATGCTCATAATTTTCCACTTGATCTAGCATCGAGTGAAACAACAAACGTTGCACTAACAGCACCATCAATAGGATGAGTCATCAATCAAATGTAATGAGAGCAAGCATCACCTACTATGCACCTCAAAAAGAAGAAGAGAAAGAAACTGATAAAGAACTTTCTGATAATTCTGACAACGATAACTAATATCTTTATCATCTCCGGTGTCACGCGACACTGGCAGCCACGTCCGTTCATCCCTCATGGGACGCATGAATCCTAGACATGGAACGGGGTCTAGGTATATGGAGATTTACTAATGTCTTGCACAAAAGTAACCTACGTATATCGTGGCGTGTCTTACACAAGAGTAGTCAAGTAGTTTGACCATAGGAGAGGTGCGATTCCTCTCTACTCAATTTGGCTTTTGCCCTCTGAGGAGGATACCATTAGCCGTCGACGGTGGGAAACAGACCACAAAGCGTGCAGTCTCACGCTAGACCAAATAAGACTGACAACATTCTAACGTTAGGAACGACAATATATACCCTTACTTTTTAAGCAAAAATGGCACAACAGTCAAATGCTAACCCTACCTCACTTACACGTCAGGGTCAGCTTAATTCAGCAGGTGACGCTAGAGCCCTTTACTTAAAATTGTTCAGTGGAGAAATGTTCAAAGGCTTCCAGCATGAGTCAATAGCTCGTGACATGGTGATGAAGAGAACATTGAAAAACGGAAAGAGTCTTCAGTTTATCTACACAGGTAGAACAACTGCTGAGTTCCATACTCCCGGAAATTCAATTTTAGGTAACAGCGACGGCGCACCTCCAGTTGCAGAAAAAACTATTACATGCGACGACCTATTAATATCTAGTGCATTTGTATATGAGCTAGATGAAACACTTGCACACTATGAATTGAGAGGCGAGATATCCAAGAAGATTGGATACGCATTAGCAGAGAAGTATGACAGACTCATCTTCAGAGCTATCGCTAAAGGTGCAAGACAGGCTTCTCCTGTATCTAAGACTAACTTCAAAGAGCCCGGTGGAACACAGATCAGAGTTGGTTCAACAACTAATGATTCTGATGCTTACAACGCAGGCAACTTAGTTAATGCTTTCTACGATGCAGCAGCAGCACTTGACGAAAAAGGAGTCAGCTCCTCTGGAAGAGTAGCGGTTCTAAACCCTCGTCAATACTACGCTTTGATCCAAGACATTGGTTCAAACGGACTTATCAATAGAGACGTTCAAGGTACAGCATTACAGTCTGGAAACGGAATCATTGAAATTGCAGGCATTAAGATCTACAAGTCAATGAACATCCCATTCTTAGCTAAGCATGGTGTAGCTTATGGCGGAACTACAGGTGAGACATCTCCTTCAAACTTAGGAGACCACGTGGGTACAGCTCTAGCTGACGCACGTAAGTCTGTAACAGGACTAAACAACAACTACGGTAACAGCACAGACTTCGCTAAGTCATGTGGTTTGATCTTCCAGAAGGAAGCCGCAGGGGTTGTAGAAGCTATTGGTCCACAGGTACAGGTTACTTCTGGCGACGTATCAGTCGTATATCAGGGTGACGTAATCCTTGGAAGACTAGCTATGGGTGCAGATTTCCTAAACCCAGCAGCAGCCGTTGAACTATATGTAGGCGCATCAGCACCTTCAGCGTTCGGTACAACATACCCAGAGAACGGTTAATTTATACACTTATACGGGAGCTTCGGCTCCCTTTTTTTTTATATTATGTGTGCACCTTATTCTCAAAACAATGCAATGATGGGCAGAGTCAGTAACTACTCACCTGCAAAACAAAAAAGATTTGAAGCACATCAGGCATCTCAAAGGCAGAAATTAGCAGACAGTGGTTTTGATTTTAATTCAGATAAAGCTACTCATCCCGGTTGGGGTTTACTAAATATTGCTGATGAAATGAAATGGAGCAAAAAAGATGATGAAAAATATATTGGTAGCATGTCTATGCCTGCTGCAAGATTATCTAATCCTCAAGTAACAGCTCCAGTTGAAAGACAAAGAGATTATGTATTAAATAGTAAAAATAATTTAGAAACTGCTTCAAATTACAAATCTAAAAAGGATGGTAGTGGAAGTAAAAAAAGTGGAAGTAAAAGTAAATTAAGAATCAAAAGAAATACAAATATAAATACACCAGTAAATTCTCAAGGCGGAATAAACATTTAAACTATGACTACTCAAATAGCAACCGATACCGAACTATCCGCAGTTAACTCTATCTTGGGTAGTATTGGTCAATCACCTATTACATCTCTTACAGGCAACGCATTACAAAATCCAGAGATTGGATTTATAAAAAACCTTTTAGATGAAACTAATAAAAATGTACAGGGAGAAGGTTGGCATTTTAATAAAGAAGATCATGTACTCAGATCTCCTGATGTAAATGGTAATTTCTTAATACCTACTGACTACTTAAGATTCGATGTACATGATGGATTGTATGACAGAACTAGAGATGTAGTAAGAAAAGATGGAAAGTTATATGACAACGTTGAACACACTGATATTTTTACAGGCGACTTATATTTTGACATAACTTACTTACGTGCTTTTACAGATGTACCTCCAACAATACAGAGATACATAATTGCTAGAGCATCAGTAAGAGCAGCTACACAATTAGTTTCTAATGAAGATTTAGTAAAACTTTTACAGATAGAAGAAGCTCAAACTAAAGCTTCTGCATTGGAGTACGACTGTGAGCAAGGAGATCATACATTCTTTGGATTTCCACATGAAAGTAATTACAGATCTTATCAACCTTACAAAGCACTTATTAGATAATGGCAAACATTACACAAACTATTCCAGCGTTAACGGCTGGCATTTCACAACAACCTGACGAACAAAAGATTCCCGGTCAGGTGAAAGACATGGTGAACGCTATACCTGACGTTACACAAGGATTATTAAAAAGACCTGCTGGAAAGTTTGTGGCATCTTTATCTGATGGAACAAATAATTCAACAGCAGATGGTAAATGGTTTCATTACTATCGTGATGAAAACGAACAATATATTGGACAGATCGCACGAAACGGTGTGGTCAAAATGTGGGACTGTTTAACAGGAGCAGAAAAAACAGTTGTTAATGGAATAGGAAATAACACATATCTAACTCACACAAACGACGAAGATTTACAGACATTAACCCTTAATGATTTTACCTATATCAATAACAGATCAGTTACTACTGAGATGAATACAACGGTAGAACCTCTCGGAAATTTTCAGAAAGAAATTTTTATCGAGTTAAAAAGCATTAGTTATGCAAAACAGTATTCTGTAAATATTTTTGATAACACTAATACTTCAACTGTTAGTACTGCTACAAGAATTAATGTTGAATTAATTAGATCAAGTAATAACTATTGTGAAAGTGGAGGTCACATGGTTGACCATGCTTCTCGTGGTTCACAGATTAACAGATGTTCTGAAAATGCTCTCGATGGTAGAGATGCTTTTGCACCTAATGTTGGAACTAAAATATTTTCTGTAAACAGTGGTATAACCTTAGTTGATGAGGGTGCCGTTGGAGGAGAGAAAACTGATGGAAGTATAACCAATAGATCTTATAGTTATTCAGTTAGTGTTTATAACTCATCTAATCAATCTGGTCAGACTGGTCGTAAAAACTTATATTTTCGTATAGCTACAACTGGTCAATCAGTACCATTTGGTTCTGGTTCTAATGTTACTTACCAAGCAAGATATACCACTACATATGATCTGCTACATGGTGGAGAAGGGTGGCAGCAAGGTGATTATTTTTATGTGTGGATGAAAGATGGTTTTTATAAAGTAACTATTGAAACTACAAGTACCTCAGTTGTTCAAGCAAACCTTGCTTTAATCAGACCACAACCAACACCATTTGATACTGAAACAACTATTACTGCTGAAAGTATTCTTGGTGATTTAAGGACTGAGTTAATAGATAGTGGTAATTTTTCTGCTAGTGATATAACTACAATTGGAACTGGATTACATATTAAAAGAAGTAGTATTTTTAATGCTTCTACTCCAGTTGGTGAATTATTAAATGTAGTAGCTGGAAAGGTTAATGATGTAGGAGATCTACCTTCTCAATGTAAGCATGGAATGGTAGTAGAGATAGTTAATAGTGCTGCTGACGAAGACAATCATTTTGTAAAATTTTTTGGAAATAATGATAAAGATGGTGAAGGTACATGGGAAGAGTGTGCTAAGCCGGGAAGGAAAATAAGATTCAAATATTCAAAAATGCCAATTGTTCTAATCAGAACAGCAGATGGTAATTTTAGATTAACTGAATTAGATGGATCATCATATACTATTTCTGGTACAAGTTATGACGTGCCGAAGTGGGATGATGCAATTGTTGGAGATGATGTAACTAATCCTGAACCTTCTTTTATAGGTAAAACTATTAATAAGATGTTGTTTTTTAGGAATAGATTTTGTCTTCTTTCAGATGAAAATATAGTTCTTTCACGTCCGGGAGATTTTTATAACTTCTTTAATAAATCAGCTATTACATTTGTAGCTAGCGATCCTATAGATATTTCAGCTAGTTCAGAATATCCTGCAATTTTGTTTGATGGTATTCAAGTAAATACTGGATTGGTTTTGTTCACTAAAAATCAACAGTTTATGTTAACTACAGATAGTGATACCTTTAGTCCATTAACTGCAAAAATAAACGCTCTTTCTTCTTATAACTTTAATTTTAAAACTAACCCTATTTCTCTAGGAACTACAATTGGTTTTCTAGATAATGCTGGTAAGTTTTCAAG